TCTGACATTTAATATTACCTTGTATATCTATTTAACTCATTGCATAAAGACTTTCTGTTGGATTACTAGAATCCATAGGGATAACTATTGGTGTTGATGACGATTGTTTCTGTTGCGTTGCATTGGCAGGAAGTTGATTTTGATTTATAACAACAGTTGATTCTCCACCTTGCTCATATGATGCATATGCTTCTAATACCTTTAGAGCTCCTGCACCATCTGCAGCATTTAATGCAGCAAGGAATCCTGGATACTTCATTTTGATTGCAGAATAAGAATCATTATCTAAAACAAATTCAGGACCACCCATGTTTGCAAACAATCCCTTACCAATCTTACCACCTTTATCTTTCACCTCAATATGCATATGTGATGGGTGTCCGTGTGCTCCAGGTCCGTCCTTGCCTGTTTCATCTGCTATGCCCCAACTATCATGAATGAGAAGTTTATTTCCCATATTACCATCATTATAAACTGAATCTAAAATGCTACGATATCTTCCTTTAGAATCCTCCAGGGTTCCTCTCCAATCAGTAACATCAATTGCTCTACCATCATAGTGACCAGCACCACTATGAACATTAGATACGGATCCTTTTCCTGGAGTATATGCTCCACCAGATGATGACGGAGTTTTAGTGAAGTCTGGGTGTTCTGCAACAGAGAATCCTTTAGATATAAGATCTTTTCCTATATTAACAATATCACCACTCTTTTTGACATCAAAATTACCTAATCTTTTTCCACTACCTGATCCCCCAGATGTTGATGCTCCTCCTCCAGTAGCAGCAGGATCTGATACTGTTGCGTTATCTTCTTTATCTCCACCAGTAATCTTTCCTAGAAGTTCTCCAAGATTTGGAAGTTTAGCACCGGCAGTATCCAGCATTGACTTGAGACCACCAAGTCCCATTCCATTTACTATCTCAGTTTCTTTCTCTTGAATTGCCGGAACAAAATCACGAGCAAACATGTATGCATCAAGTGCCATTGATGCTGGTGCTAATCCACCAAAGTCTAAACCAGCAGAGACAGTTTCAATCAATGCACCTGTGCTATCTCCTTCTGCTAATCTATCATATGCAAAAAGTAAATTAAACAGACCACCAATGATTGGAAGTGCTTTCGCACCAAGTTTTTCAAGCATCTGCTTACTACCCATCCCTCCAAATTTTTTAAAGACCTTAACAATACTATCAAATCCAGGAATTTTTTGTAATGCTTGAAATAATTTGCCACCAATACTTTTTACTTTTTTAATTATAGGATCAAGAAATGGCATCAAAGGATCTATAATTTTCTGCAAAACAAGTTTCTTTGCACCCTCTGCTAAAGACCCTAGTTTATTTTGAAAGGACTTCATACCAGAATCAAACTTTCCTTTCAGTCTTGCTGCAGTTGAAGTTACTCTATCATATTGACTTCTTGCAAAAGCAGATGCATTTTTGTATTGATTTTGTAATGCATTTCCAAGTTTGCCTAAGTTTCCACCAGACAGATAATTTAATCCTTTACCAGTATTTTTAACTACATCTTTGGCACCTTCAAAAATTCTACCAAAAAAACCTTTTGGTTTTGGTTTTGGTTTTACTTTTCTTGCTTGATCTAATCCTTGAGTAAGATTGGCACCACCTGCCCTTGCTTTTTGATATGCTTTGATTTGATCATCATCAAGATTAAATTTCTTTTGAAGATCGACTTCTACCTTAGTTTTCTTCCTAACCTTTCCAGTTTCTGTGTCTATTATTTGACCCTTTCTGGGTTTCTTACCATTAACATCCGCCCCTGGTGATTGTTTTTTCTTGTTTTTCTTATCACCAAACATATCAAAGGGATCAATTGCTGCAACTCCTAGTGCAATAATCCCTATAAGATTGAATGCTTTATTAAGGTTCGACATGAACCCTTCAAATGTACTAGCAGCACCCTCTCCAAATTTATCACCAAGCCATCCTTTAGTTGCGTCATAGGCATCTTGTCCCCACTTTAAGAATGTTCCTGCAGCATCAACTATACCAATAATTAAATCAGCAACAAAATCAATTCCACCACTGATTGCTAATATAATTCCTTCTAGTTTTTCTGGACCAAAATCAACCAGTTTCTGTAGGATGAATCCGGTAATGATGCTACTAATAAATTGTTTTATTCTATCAAAGAAACTCAACTTTGGAATAGATAATCCCTTTTCTTTCTTCTCCTCTTTAGTTTTTTTCTTCTCTAATTTACCTTCTCTCTTATCGCGATCTTCTCTCTGATCTTGCTTTGTTTTTTCTTTAGTAAGTGCTTTCTCTTCTGCAAGAGTTCCCTTCAGTAACTTATCAATCTCAACAACTTTTTTATAAATTCTAACAAGTATACCATCAGATCCAACACTAGTAGTTTTAGTATCTGGTGCTTTCAGCACAGATGCTGGAATTAAAGTTGTCTTTGGTCTTATTGCTAGAGCACCACTCCTTCCTCCATCCTGTTGTGCTGATCCTCCACTAACAGATTTTTTTTGTTTCTTATCACCACGATTCATCATTTTTTTTGCCATAGCCTTACCACCAGACTTGGCCATTTGTCCACCAACTGCTCTTGCTGCTCCTCCCAGTAGTGCTAATGCCATATTTTAAACAGTCCCTATAGTAGTCATCTTTTCTAAAGAAGTGGGTGCTGATGGTATAGATGGAAGTTTAGAAACAGTTTCAGAAACAGGAGTCTGTTGTGCTGATGATGACCCACCAGAACCACCAGAATCCATAACCACTTTTGGTGTTGCCTTAGTTGGTGGTGCAGGTGGTGCAGGTGGTGATGGTTTTGATCCTAAAGATGCACTAGATGTAGAAGAACTAGAACTAGATGTGGAAGAACTAGAACCTCTAGATATTTTCTGCATCTTTGCAAGTGTTAGAAGTCCTTCAAAACCACCTCCACCTTCTTTCTTCTTTGTAGATGCAGATCCTCCACCAGAACTACTAGCTACAGAACCTCCTCCACCAGATGTAGTTGTACCAGCAAGAGTTACAGCAGGTCCACCAGTCCCAATAAACTTTGTGTAGTAGGATGGAAGTGGTGTTGGTGCCGGATCATTTTTTCCTACTTGTTCTTTATAATGATAGAAGTTGCCCCTATTTGAGAATTTTATATCACCTTTACCCATATTTCCATACTGACTTGTTCCTTTAAAGTCAGTTCTACCTTTTAATTTTTTCATTGCCTCAACAATCTTTGCCTGCCCCTCTGGAGATGCAAGTTTTGCTGCTAATTCTGGATCATCTTTTGCAAGTCCTTTATAAACTGCCTCAAATTGACCTGCTTGAGATCCAACTGCTTTTATCGTATTTGGCCATGCAGGATCAGCAACTCTATTCAAAACTGCAGCAGAAACACCATACTCATCATCAGTTCCCCTCTGTGCCTCTGCACTAACAATAAATGCTAAATCTCTAAAATCTTGTCCTGTAAGATCTTTTAAACTTCCACCACCACTTTCTTTATTTTTATCATCATCCTTAGTTGGACTAGATTGTATAGTGGATGGTTTTCCAAGACCAAACATTTTTCCTATACTACCAAGTAGTCCACCACCTTCATCATCAGATTTTGTTTTATTTCTTCCACCAGGTTCTTTGTTTGTAGGAACTTCACCACCCGATGATGCATACATCATACCATTACCAAAAGATGGTATTCCAGATCCACCACCCATGGCATTCATAGATTCCATGGTGCCTTTACCATATTTTTGAACGGCACCTTTACTCATCACATACTCACCAGGTGTGAGCATGGCAGGAACAGTATCTTTATTTCCTGAACCAGGGACTGTACCTCCCTTAGACATTTCTTTAGGTGGCGCATCCTTTCCATCTTTTCCGTCAGCACCATCCTTCCCTGGTGCGGGTTGCTTATCGTCTTCTCCACCATCAAGCATACGACCCACAAGCATCCCACCACCAACAGCAAGTCCACCAATAGCAAGAGATTTTTTAAATCCAAGTCTCTTAATACCTTTTAATAATCCAGGTATTAACTTTTTTAGTAATTTTACACTAAATTTTAATACGTTTCCAATTAATTTAGTTGCAAATCTACCAAGACTATTTCCAAATAACAGATATGCAGCAAGTAATAATGGCCAAGTGTTCTTTAAAAAATCTCCTATTGCTTTGAGTTTTCCTTCGTTATCGGGATCACTCATCCAATCAACAATTTTCATAAGAATTTTTCCTATTAAAATTGTTCCAATAAATTTAAGAATACGACTCAATATACCTTCTACTGGTTTCAATACTTTTTGAACACCCTTTACCAAACCTTTGAAGATACCACTCTCAAGTTTATCTTCTTTACCTTTTCTTTTTGACCTTTCCCCTTTCCTTCTTTCTTGATCTGCAGTTTTTTTCTTGCGGTTCTGATCTTCCTTTAGAGTTCCAAGGATAGAATTAACACTTGCTAAAATTTTCTCTAATATACTCTGTTCCTGCTCTTCACCACCAGATTTAACTAGAGCACCTGGATCGACTTTAGTTTTTCTTATAGCAAGTGCTCCACCCCTACCAGTTCCTGGAAGTGCTTTCTGCGTAGTACCTACAGTGGGTGATTGTTTTTTAAATGTGTCTGCTGATATCTTTGTCTTCTTTACTTTAAATGTCTTTCGTGTATCTCTCTTTACTCTCTTAAATTCATCAGTAATAAGTTCAGTCTCTTCTGATGATAGTTTGCTGCTAGACATTCTACCAGCCATCATCCTCTCTTTCAGAAGAGAGATATAATCTTCACGATCTAAGTCAGCAGTAAAGTCTAACCCAAGCAACTCTGCTATCTGTGGATCTATACCAGTGTCAGTTTGAGTCGCCCTAGATGCCATTCGCCTGTTGTTGTTTTAATTTTTCTTCTTCAAGATGCTGTTCCAATAACGCAACATAAATGTCACGTTCCCATGGTATCATATTTTCAATCTCAGTTAATGAGTATTTATGGTACTGCATCAAGGCAAAGTTTAGTTTAAAATAACTAACAAGACTCATATGTATCAGGGCTATGCGAAAAAACTTGCTAGTCCCTCCAGTACAACTTCACTTTCAACTTTTGTATTTGGATTTGTCACTTTAATTTTATGTGACAACTTCGGCATAGTCTCAAAGAATGTTTCAATTGACTTGAATTGAGATGAATTCATCTGCTCTAAGAAGTCTTTGAGTTCTTTCTTAGTGCAATCATCTGCTGCCCATACATCATCTTCAGAATAAATTTTATCAACACAAGATGCAATCAAATCAAATGATTGATCCATTGCATTCTTATTTTCAAAATCAAAGTTGTTTTTAATAAACTGATCAAGAGATGGATACTTCATCTCCATCATAAGTGTATCATCAATTTTAATTTGCCTAGTGTGCTCATCATTTTTTTGAACACGAATTTCATCTAGGTCAATACTTACAGGAACTTCTGTAGTCTCATCATCAGGACAAATAATATTTACTTCAATATTTTCTCCAACAGATTTTCCTCTGATGTTTAAAAATAGAAACTCAATATCAAATGTAGGAAGTGCTTCTACTTTAATTCCTTTTGTCTGAACACAACTCTTAATAACTGCTTTGATTGCAGTTGTAATTTGTTTTGTATCCTCACTTTCTAGTGCAAGAACAAGAACTTTTTCTTCTTTTACTAGGAAAGGTCTGAACTGAATTGATTCTCCAGTTGAAGGTAATTCCAACTCATATGTTGGTGTTGCAATCTTTGGTAAAGGCATAATGTCTTATAGATGTATTTCAATATTGTTATTTATTAACCAATATTGGAGAAAGATCCCAAGAGATCGTTGGCACCAGTGCGTAACTGTGCTCCAAATCTCCCTAGATCAAAAGAAAATGGATTTGCATTTGGATCATTAAGAAGACTTTCCCTTGCTTGACTAAAAACATCTAAGGGAGAACCTGGAGATGATGTATTATTATTCGGTCCACTCTGAATATATCTAATGTATGACATAGAAACAGTACACTTTAGTAAATCATTTCCACTATATGATACTGGCATCGAAGATATACTCAAAGGAAAAGATCTAATAAATTCATAGGTCATAAATTGTTTATAGTCTCTTTCAAATTTAAATATTTTCAATCCTTGATCAGCAGTATATTCATCCGGATAAGTGGGTCTGTAATTATATGCTTTACCTTTATTATCTCCTTCATCTTCCATCATAATACCTTTCATCCAAGTTTCAAAAAATCTGATTGGAAGATAGTTTGAAGCATCAACATAAAACGTAAAATCAATTCTATCATCAAACATTCTACGGTATGCGTGCTTCTCCGTCACACCAGTCCTATCATTATTAATATCCATCGTGGTTAGTTGTGAACCAGGAAGAGATGTATCAGTACAAAGAAGATTTAATTGTCCCTGATCTGCACCAAGAACTTCTTCCAATTTGGATCTTACTTTTCCATTTGGAAGAGGAATTTGAACAGCAAAGTAAGAGGTTAATGATGGTCGTAATAAATTTGCTCTGACATCATCAACTGTTACTCTTTTTACTTCTTTTTCGACGGGGTTTGCCATCTATAAATATTTTTAACCTTATATATTATGTATGGCCGAAAGTATCAAAAGTAAATACAAACCATCATTCCCAAAGAAATATAAAGGTAATGCCAACAATATTATATGTCGTAGTAGTTGGGAAAGAAAGTTCTGTCATTACTGCGATTTAAATGAAAACATTCTTGAGTGGGGTAGTGAAGAATTTTACATACCATATATTTCACCAATAGATAAAAGAGTTCATCGTTACTTTCCAGACTTTATCATCAAAGTGCAGGAAAATACAGGACAGATTAAGACTTATGTGATTGAGGTAAAACCAAAAAGACAAACTATAGAACCTAAGAAAAGGTCAAGAGTTACTAAGTCATACATCTATGAGTGTAAGACTTACGCAGTCAATCAAGCAAAGTGGAAGGCTGCAACTGAATTTTGTGAAGACAGAAGAATTAATTTTAAGATCATCACAGAGGACGAACTCGGAATCAAATGAACCGTATCGAACAACTCATTCCAGATCTCAATAACAAAACAAATGATCAAGAAGAGATGATGCTTGAGATCATGGGAGTGTTGAATGATACTGTTACTCCTATACCAGATGCAGGGAAGTTTTATACCTTTGTCTATACTGCAAAGACACCTCGCATAACATATGATCAGCACCCGTTGATTGCCTGCACAGAAGTATTCCGTTGGGGATTTCGTGGAGCAAACTTTCATCTAGGTGAGTATCGAAATTATACTTGGGAAGAAGTAGCAGGTCAACTTTATATTGTTGACTATGAAGAACTGGGAGACTTACTTTCCATACCTTATGGACTTCTTAAAGATACTTACTAAATAGATAAAAAAGACGTAGATGACTGTCTCTACAAGTAAACCAAGTCCTGTGGTTATAGGACAGGGTAGAAATAAAGAAACCATTTATACTGCAACAAGAACTACAAAGTTGGCAGATGGAACTTATAGTGTTGATATGTTGCAATATAGTGATGCAAACGGAGCAGGTGGAAAAGTAATTGCTACTAGAGATAGTGTAAATAAATGGTCTTTTAATAATAATGCTAGTAGAAAGGTAAAGCAAAATGAAAGCAGATTAAATAATGCTTCAAAAAATCAAATGGAGTCCATGAGGGGACAGTTTGTTGAAAAATCACAAGATACGGAAGAATATAAAAGAGCACAAGGTCAACCAAATAAAGCAGATACTCCACCAGAAACTGGAGATACTTCAAGACCAAGTTCAGAACCTCCAAAAAACAGGGCAGGAACAAGAGATGATTTTGGAGCTCCATTACATTATCCTGTGACTAGAGATGAGAAACAGGATATTATTAAATTTGATATGCTAAAATATGAACCCAAAAAAATTAGTGGATTTGGTTTTGATGAAAGAGATTCAACTAGAGAATCAATTGGAACAGTAACTCTACCAATTCCTGGTGGTATTTCTGATGCTAATGCCTGTAACTGGGGTGATGACACTATGGGTCCACTTCAACTTGCAGCTGCAGGATTGGCATTAAAGATGCTTACTCCTGATGGAAGCACACCGATTGGTGCTGCTTTGGGTGATTTAAAAAGTCAATTAGTTACAAATAACACGGAGATGAAGCAACTAATTCAAGGAAAATTTGCAGCATCAGCAGTCGGTGCTAATCCAAACTCATTGCTTAGTAGAACTCAAGGAACTATTCTTAATCCAAACCTTGAACTATTATTTCAAGGTCCATCATTAAGACCTTTTACTTTTCAATTTAAAATGTCTCCAAGAAGTTCTGCTGAAGCAAAAGTAATCACACAAATTATTAGATTTTTTAAGCAAGGTATGGCACCAATTAGAGAAGAATCAAGACTTTTCTTAAAGACACCTCATACATTTAGAATTAAATATGTTCAGTTGGGAAGTCAAGAGGAAAGTAAATTCTTAAATAAATTTAAAGAGTGTGCTCTACTATCATGTAGTGTTCAATATACTCCTGAAGGAAACTATGCTCCTTATGAAGATGGAGCAATGTCATCATATCAAATGTCTCTTCAGTTTAAAGAACTTGAACCAGTATATAATGATAATTATGGTGATGATCCAGAAGAAATAGGTTTCTAAAATGTCAAATTACTTCGACAAGGTTCCAGATTTTGAATATGTTAGTAGACTTCCTGATGCTAATATATCTGATTATATTCCTGTAAAAAACTTATTTAAAAAAATTACTCTAAGACAAGACATCTATCAAGACTTGTCGTTCTTTACTAAGTATAAAATTAAAGGTAATGATAGACCAGATAATGTTGCCTTTGATTTCTATGGTAGATCTGATTTAGATTGGGTTGTTCTAACTAGTAACAACATCTTAAACATTCAGAGTGAGTGGCCTCTACAGCAATTAGAATTTGATACTTTCTTATTAGAAAAGTATGGCACCTATGATAATTTAAATAGTGCTCATCACTATGAAACAGTAGAAGTTAAGAATAGTGATGATGTTGTAATAGTTCAAAAAGGATTGCAAGTAGAATCAACTTACTCCATAACATACTTTGATAATTCTGGAATGGTGACTCAATCTCCTGTTGTTGAAATTACAAACTATCAGTATGAAGAAAGATTAAATGATGATAAAAGAAATATTTTTTTACTGAAACCAAGATACTTGAATGTAATTCAGGATGACTTTGAAGAACTCATGACATACAAAAAAGGTTCCAGTCAATATAAGACTGAAACCATGAAGACTGCTGATAATATCAGACTATTTTAATTGAAGTATTTGTCCATCCTAAGTTTGATGTAATACATTCCCAACAACCATAAGGAGAAGAGAAATCCTTCTCCGTAACTCATGGTGTTCCATGCATGAACTGCACTATCCATCACTCCTCAGCAAGTTTCTGGAAGTAAGACAGGGCATCATCCTCATCTTCACTGGCAGATGCAATAGGAGTTGATGCTACTGCAGACTCAACCGTTTGCTTTGCACGATTGAAGTCTGGACTGTAAGAACCACGATCGTTGTCCTCATTAGCAGTCTCCTCATCATAACGACGGGCAGCAGGTTTGGCACCAAGCACCATCTTCAGACGTTTTTCCAGGTCCTCATAGGACTTGAATTGGTCTGCTGCAACAAGTGACGAGAGTGAATATTGCTTTTGCCACAGAGCTTCAAGAGCATCGTCATCATCCAAGAGTGGTGCAATTTTATCAAACTCGGAAGAATCATAGTTCCAGTAACCTGCAACCTTCTTCAGTTTCAGTTTGAAGTTAGCACCCTGCCAGAAGTCAAAAGGATTGATTGGAGTCTCATCCTCAAACTCAGGTTGCATTGATTCCATGATCTTATCAAAGATCTTCTTACCAAACTTGTACAAGAAGACACCACCCTCATTATGGGGGTTTGCTTTGTCCTGCACAACATAGATGTTAGCATAGTAAGAGAGTTTGCGTTTCTGCTTACGGACAGTATCTTTATCTGCTTCGTTACCACTGTTCCACAGTTCACGATTGTATTCTGATACAGGGTCTTTACCACCCGTTGTAGTCAGAGAGTTTTCGATGTACCAACCACCAGGACCTTGGAAGGCATGGGAGTACATCTTTGCCCATGGGAGTTCTTCTCCATCAGGAGCAGGGAGGAAACGGATCACGGCATAACCATTGCCGGTCTTATCCATTTCGGGTTTCCAGAGACGCTCATCAGCACCACTAGAAGTATTGTTCATCTTCTCTACTTCCTTTACCAGTTTAGAGGTAAGAGAACCCAGAGAGGAT